GAGGGTAGGACTATCATAGGAGCTGACACCGGGCACGGCATACACTTCGTCTGCATGAATAAGCAGGGGGTGTTCTACTACGAGCACGCCCATGAGATAAGTGCTAGTACGACCCCGTACGACCGCATACGTACACTCCTAAAGAAGTGGCCTAAGTCAGTAGCCGTATTCGACCAGGGCGGTGACCTTATAGGAGTCCGCCAACTCCAGCAGGAGTACCCTGGCCGTGTGTTCCTGTGCTTTTACAATAAGGACAAAAAGAGCATCGACCTAGTTGAATGGGGTGAGAATGATGAGTACTGGAAGGTGCGTGTTGACCGTAACCGCATGATGACACTTATGGTTGAGCAGTTCCGCGACGTGGGGCGCATTCAGCTAAACGGCACACCTGAAGAGTGGCTAGACTACGCAAATATGTTCGGCAACATATACCGGGAGAAAATCGTAGTCAAGGAGACTAAGGGCAAGGACGACCGCTCGCTATATGGTGCTGAATACGTGTGGAAGCGTAATGGCCCGGACCACTACTGTCACGCCACCCTGTACGCTATCGTCGGACTCCAGAGGTTCGGGGGTGGGGAGCAGGCTCGCATAGTTGGCGAGAGTGCATTAGCAGGAATACCCAGGGGGGACATCGTTCAGGCACCAGTTATCCCCAGTATCGCCGGTGGATATAGTGCTTCGGACTTTAACGGTGAAAATCGTGTGGTATGATAGTGGTACTTGCATATAGGCAGGGGTATAGCTCTCGTAGCTCGTACCGTACAGGGGTAGACATTCCCCTGCCTGTAGGTAAATGACACGCAATCCTGATACAACCTCCACAGAGCCGCCAGAACCAATCGAAGAAATGACAACCACGGCCCCCGATATTACGTACTCGGAGGCCACTTCTAGTATTCTAATCAACGGCTAACATGGCAGACGCCTTAGACCCATTTGCACTAAACGTCCGGGGGGTCACCGACCTTGTAGAAAACCCGATGAACAAAGTACCCAACAGGGGCTCTGATAGCCCGGAGGGTCAAAGTGGTGAGCGATACGACTCGCTCGACATAAGCAACACCGACGAGGAACTCCTAAAGATACGCGACGACTACGAAAAGCGGTACGCCCCATACGAGGGGAAGCTGAAGACAATCTGGGAGCGCAACATAGAGAGTTACCTCGGGAAGAAGGCAGACGGACAGTGGCTCAACCCAGAGGGGCCGTCTGCTGCAAACCTGCAGTTTGAGGCAATGGAGACGTTCCTTGCGTCTGCTTTAGCTAAGAACCCTGAGCCAGTCGTGTGGGCAGATAATACCCCAGAGGGTAACGCAATAGCGACGTCGGTTAAGACAATGCTCGCCTTCCATAGCGACCAGCTCGTGCTAAAGCGCAAGCTTGCGCTCATGGTTCGACAGTGGGGTATTAGACACCTCGGCGTGCTCAAATATGGTTGGCGCACAGTTAAGAACCTGGAGGGTAAGGACGTTGGCGACGTAGATATTGATAACCGGCGCATACAGAATTTCGTATTTGACCCAGATGGGTACGTAGACGCATACGGTGATTTCATAGGGGGTATGGGTGAGCGTATAGAGGTGACGGCCGAGAAGCTCATTGACATGTTCCCAAAGCATGAGGCGTACATCACCCAGATGGTAGATAGTAAGCTTGGGACTAAGGTTATTTATACTGAGTGGTGGTCTGCCGACGACACGTTTACCTTCACGACTTTTAAGGATAAGGTGCTAGATAAGCACAAGAACCAATACTTCAAATACCCCGAACCAATAAACGATCTTCTAACGGGTGAACCAGGGCTAGACCCACTCACAGGCGAGCCAATGATGACTAAGGCGCGCAACCACTTTAGTCACCCGAAGAAACCGTACACGTTCCTCAGTGTGTACTCATTGCAGGAGCAACCGCACGACATAACAGGCAATATAGAGCAAAACATTGCCAACCAGAATAAGATTACGAAGCGTAGCGAGCAGATAGACTACAACGTAGGGGCAAGTAATAACGGGTATGCCTTTAGCGAGGATAACTTCAACCAGGAGACAGCAAAGCAGGCTGCTAACGCACGGCGCAAGGGGAACCCGATACTCGTCCCTAGTGGTGGGCCGATTGAAAAAGCCATCTTCCCACTACCGGCACAAGACCTTCCGTCGGCTATATTCAACGAGGTGGAGATAGCTAAAAATGACCTACGCTCAAGTTGGGGCGTGCAGGGGATTACAGCATCGGTATCTGACGACGACGAAACAGCACGGGGTGAAATTATTGAGCAGAACAATGATACCTCTCGTATAGGTGGTGGTATTGGTGATGCTATCGAGCAGGTAGCTGACAGTGCGTTTAACTGGCTCGTACAGCTATACTACGTATACTACGACGAACAGCACTTTGCAGCAATAATGGGTAACGCTAAGGCAGTTGAGTTCGTTACTTTGAGTAGCCAAGACCTGGACCGTCAGCTCATCGTTAGCGTTAGCCCAGATAGTCTAAAGCCAAAGGATGAGGTAACTCAGATAAACCTGGCCCAGGCACTATTTGATAAGGGGGCTATTGGCCCGAAGACGCTCCTGAAGATGCTCGACTTCCCGAACCCCGACGAAGCAGCTGCCGATGGTGTGCTATACCGCCTAGACCCGATGGCCTACATGACACTGAACTTCCCCGATTTCGCAGTGAAACTCCAGGAGGCACAACAGCAGAACCTCATGATGCAGGCACAGGGAAACGCGACGGCTGGGTTGCGCCCAGACGGAACTGCCCCCGAGGAGACGACTGAACCGCAGAAGAGCATTAGCGCAGAACCACAGAGCGGGACACTTAGCCAAGTACCATTGCCTAAACTACAACAGAGTGGCCCGGCACTTGGGTAGTTGTCCACAGAACTTTTACACATTGTGAAAAAATAAGTATAATACCCTCAACATGGCCCTCTCAAACGAAGATAAAAAGGACGTAGCACGACACTTTGGGAAAAGCACAGCAAATAAAGTCGCCAAGTCGACGTACGACGCAGACGCATGGTCTAAGAAGAACCTCGGACGACCGTCTAGGGCGGTGGGACGAGCACTAGCTAAGAGGGCCGGAGCCAAGAATGAGAAGCCCTCGGACTGGAAAAAATACTACAAAGCTAACCCGTCATTCTCAAAGTCACAATTGAAGTCCATTAAAGAACAGGTCGATGATGAGCGGGGCAGTTGGGATGATGATTAATCACCATGGATAAAGTCATTACAAAGCAAAAGGTGTTCGGATTAGACGGTGAAAGTCTAGAGGGCGTCGACTACTGTGCTAAGGGTGACAGGGGTGAGGAGGGGTGCGAGGAAAAAACCTATAAAGAATAAAATGGAAGATTACATTTCGACATTTCGTATACCGATTGATAAGATTCCTCAGGCAAAGAATTGGAAGGTAGGTGGGAAGTATAGAGTAGTCGCTGAGGTAGAGCAGACGGGAGTAAATAAAGAGCGTGACTATTCGACAGCTTCCGATAGCCCTATTGGAGTGGCGATAGAGAAAAAAGTCAAACAAAGACCTAAATATAAGACTGTTGTCGAATTCAAGGTAACTGGTGTATCAGCTTACGACAGAGCACTGCGTAGTAGGGTATAGTTCATTCACAATAATAGAAAAGCACTACGACCTCGGAGGTTCTACAACCTCTGCATGAGTTGGTAGTGCTCTCATGCAGATGTTGTAGAGCCCCCGAAAGGGGGTTTTTGCTTGTAAAGCTGGCAATAAACTAGCTTGAATTATCAAAGTCCTAGAGATAGGCATAACAGCTAGAAATAGCACAATACATGAGTGAAATAGATGAGTTCCTGAAGGACGTGAAGGACGACCAGGCGACACCAGAAACCGATGTACTTGACCAGCCGATAGTCCCTGACGGTGAAAAACCAGAAGGTGAGGTTAAGTCTAAGGACGACGAGGAAGACGACGAGGAAGGAGTAAAGCCCCGGAATCGTCGAGAGCGCAGACTATTACGTAAGCTAGACGGCGAACGTGAGTCGAACATTTTCCTCGCAGGTAAACTGGCAGCTCGTGAGGAAGCAGAGCGAACTCTTACAGAAGAAAGCGACTACCTCAAGGGGGTAGAGCGCATCTACGGCACAGAAACTCCGGAGGCACAGCTTGCTACTGACCTGCTTAAAAAAGCAATAGTCGGAGCACGTGATGACGCAGAGACTCGTGCGTACGAACGCATAAAGTCCGAGCGTCAGAAAGAACTCGAGGAGGAACGTGAGGCGACGAAGGCACTCGATAACATCTTAGATGAAATCGAGGATACCTACGACGTAACACTCACTGAGGCCCAAGAGAGAAGCTACTTCCAACTGTTGCAGAAAATGTCGTCGAAGGACTCTGAGGGTAACGTCATTAGTTTGGCTGACCCGCACGCAGTCTGGGAAGTCTTCCAGGAGAAGCTGAAAAGCCGAACACCTGTGAACCGGGCCAAGGACTTGTCGAATCGCTCGCTTACTCAGAGCGGTGCGTCGAAAGACACCACCCTCCAGGACGACGTGGTACTTCGCACACTACAGGACAACGGTATTATTTAACCAATTAGCAATAACCACTTACTAAGATGCCTCCAAATGTAAACGTCACAACGACAACGAACCAATTCTTGGCCCCGTTTTGGGTAGACCAGGTACTCCGTGACAACTACTTCTTCGGGAAGATTATGCAGAAGACGAAGAAGTGGAACGGTTCTCAGACCTTGATTCCAATCAAGTATCAGAAGGGTGTAGCGTCAGTTGCCTTTAACGGGTATGACCTCCTTCCGATTACTCAGCAGCCGACCTCGGTGAACATGACGTTCTACCCGACATTCGTCGCCACGAACGTGTCACTCGCAGGTACTGACCTCTCTACCAACGCAACGCCGATGCAGACTCTCAAGCTTCTCTCAGTCGAGATGGAAAGCCGAAAGCAGGATGCAGCAGACGACATTGGTAATTTCCTCCAGGGTGACGGTACGTCATTCGGCGGGAAAGCTCCGAACGGTCTCGCAAACACTATCGACAACGGTACTGTTGCGTCGACCTACGGTGGTCTATCACGAACCACGTACTCCGGCCTTAACTCAACGGTAACGGCGTCAGGAGGTACGATTTCGCTCGTGAAGGTACGTACTCTCTGGAACGCCATTTCTGACGGCCCAGTGATTCCTGACTTCATTGCTACGGACTACACGACTTGGGGCTACTTCGAACAGCTCCAGACACCTTACCAGAGGAACAACATGGACTTCTCACCGAAGGACAGGACTGTTTCGTCGACTTCTGGTTACACAGAACAGCGATGGGACGGTATGGTAATCAGCCGTGATAAGAAGATTACGACTGGCTACTTCTACATGATGAACCTCGCTGACACGCTTGACTGGCACGCACTCAAGTGGTGGGAGGGAGAGAAGGTTAGCCCGAAGGCAAAGGACATCCAGGGCAACGTGTACGAGGACAAGCTCTACGCACCGGGCGACGCGTTTACGTGGACAGGAATGATTCGCGCTTACAACCAGGGTACCATCAACGGATTCATGATTCTCGGTGGACAGCTCATTTGTAAGGCTCCTTTCCGTAACGGAGTATTGACTGGCATTACAGGAGTTTAATAACTAACTTGTAATTACCATGAGCCAATACATTGAAGACGTACTTCCGCCAATTCAGTCTGCTGGGCTCAATACTGCAAAGAATACCTCCCTCGGAGGTACTCTTGCGGTAACGGGCAACACAACTGTAGGTGGAACGCTGGGTGTGACTGGGGCAGCAACATTCACTGCTGCACCTACATTCAACGGGGGTGTGAAGCGCCCTGTAACGCAAAGTGCGTTGGTTGGAGCGACTGTGGCTCTTACCGCAGCAGATTCAGGCGGTGTGTTCATTAACCGGTCAACCTCTGGTTCACCATCTTGGACACTTCCGACAGCAGCAGCAGGGCTTTATTACACATTCTATGTGTCTAACGTAACTGCTGGTTTCACTGTTACAGGTGGAACAATCAAAGCGAAGACGAACGCAGCAGGTACAGCGATTTCTGGTACTACACTCACAAACACCCAAGGCACAGCAGTAGTTGGTGACAACATTACTCTTGTGTGCGACGGTACAAACTGGGTTGCAATATCACAGTCAGGTATCTTTGCAGCAGCGTAAGCACTATGCCTCCCAAGCCGTCTGCCTCTGAGATAATGGGGAGGACGGCTGGGGAATTAGTAAATTAAATCAAGAACACCATGAGCAGAATTACACAACGAGGAGCAACCGCACCAATCGCGCTTCAGGCGAACGGTGTGTACCAGACCTCAACAGATACCTCACTCGAAACGCTTCTCGGCTCACGCTGGGACTTGTCCGATGGGCGAGTTGTTGCACTCGGGCAGCCTGCAACAGGAACAACGGTAGCAGAAGGAAAGCTCTACCAGAATGCAGCTCTTATTGCTGACCACCAGAACTGTGACGTCACTGCAGTTACTACGTACTCCAACAACGGAAACGTACCGGCTAAGGTGACGATTACTCTTGGGGCTACTGCTGTTACTGCAAACCAGTACCAGGGTGGCTACCTCGCTGTAGTTGACGGTGCTGGCGAGGGTCAGCTCCTCAAGATTGCATCACACCCCGCTGCAGACGCATCGGCAACGTGTGCATTCACGCTTGAGGACGGCCCGAGCACGGCACTTTCGACATCAACATCAGAGTGCTCGCTCGTACCGGCTACCGGAAACGGACTAGTTATCATGCCGACTACACCGACAAACACGGTATTCGGCCTTGCTATGTACCCGATTGCAGCTGGCTCATACGGCTACTTCCTCGTACAGGGTATTGGTAACGCACTCGCTGACGCCACGGCACCAGCAGTTGGGTGTGCAATTAGCTGGTCAGCTGCAACAGCTGGCGCAGTTGGTGCTACACCGTACTCAACGAACGTACTCACAGGAAACGTCATTGGCTACACGGCCATTCTCGGCGTTTCTGGAGAGTATCGCCCTGTGTACATCAACATCTAGTGTGTCCACTCTGCCCCTCTACGGGGGCAGAGACGGGTACATTATTAGGAACCCGGCCTAGTTAATAGGTTAATCGCCCTGGATAAGGGCACAGTACCATGCAAGAAGATAAGAGCATCATGCGTTATGAGTCAGTCCTTCCGGCTGACTTTGATGGAGTTTTTAGGTTCAGTAACCCAAGCGACGAGGATTTCGTAGGAGTATGGAATAGCAAGGAGTACCTGTTCCCGGCGGGGACTACAACCCCAATGGTTATAATGGAACACTCCCCGCTAGAGATACAGCACATCAGGAAGAAGTTCGCCCGAGACTTGGCAGAGCGCGAGTACTACAAGTCTAAGGGGTACAGGTCGCTATCAGCCCAGGAGGGTAAGCCGGGGAACAGGACGTTCTCGGGTATCCACCAGGCAGCTACGTACACCATAAACGACCTAGAACCATACATAAAGCAGTGTCTCAAGCCACTCCCAGCGTCGCAGTTGCGCTCTAAGCCGGTAGACAGAATCCCCCTAGAGGATAAAATCCACAAGAGGGACGATGGCTCCCTTAGTAGCGAGGCAATCGACAGTAAGACGTCGCTTAGAAAGAAGGCACTAGAATCATAACCATGACTATACGCCTATTGCCGAAGTCTGAGATAGCGAAGGCACAGGCGAACGCTCAGAAACAGACTATCGACGAGGGAGCCAAGCTCGCCCGTCGAATCGATTCCTTGCGTCAAACGATAGCGGATGAGGAACGCTCATTAAGAGAGTTCCGAGAAAAGACTGTTGCTACCATACACAAGGAGATTTCTGTTTTAACGGCAAGACGTGACACGATTACCTCGGAGTTACGAAAAGCTGAGCGTGAGTTAGAAATTGCTCGAGAACCGCTAGATAGTGAGTGGGACGAACTTGCTCGTACTAAAAAAGAGGCAGAGCTCACCTTATCTAGAGCGTATGAAAAACTCAAAGAAGCCGAAGCTGACAAAGAAGACGCCAGCAAAGCAAAAAAAGATATCCGCCGTGAGCTTGAACGTGCGCGTACAAAAACCGAAGAGGCAGACAAAAAGCTCGCAGACGCAGAAAGTGACAGTGCAGAGTCCAAAGAACTTAGGGACGAAGCTGGTAGAATTCATTCTGAAGCTGTTAGGTTTGAAGTAGAGACAAAAAAGAAACTTTCGGCCGAAGAAACTAGGTTGCGCGAATGGACTGAAAGTCTACTGACACTTGAGGAAAAGATAAACGGTGAGAAGAGGTGGCTTGATGCTGAGAAGATACGGCTAAGCGACCGTGAAAAGACACTCGAAAGAGCATTTAATCGATTAAAAAAATAGCAGATGGCTTACCCTTACGGTGCAGTACAATCAGCTGTCACATCAAAACCACTCGCCAAGACATACGATGCTACCATTTCGTCCTCTACTGCCGTCACACTTAATACAAGTTCGACAGGAATAGAGGTTACAGCAATCGATAAGGCGATACTGTTGAAGTGGGATGCTACAGCGTCGACTTCAGCATTCGATGGTATCATCCCGGCTAATTCAACAAAGGTATTTCAGATACCAAGAGGCACCGTTACAGCCAACTTTATAGAAGAGGCAGCAACGGCAAAGCTTGTGTGTATAGAATTCTAATATGGCCGACGCAAAACGAGACGAAAACAACGTACCCACACTACTCGGCGTCCTAGAGTCTGACGGTGAAACTCTAGTCCCAATAGAGGTGAACGTTAGCAGTAACAACTCGTTAAGCGTTAGTGACGCAAGCACCGGGAGCGACTTTGGGCCAGAGGATGCGCCTCGTGACCAGAATTATGTACCCGCCTTGTTAGCTGTTTCTTCAGCGGACGGGGTGACACCAGTAGTTGTGTACGCTACTTCTGACGGCAAACTTTTAGTGGATAGCAATTAGTATATGTCACAAGCACCACGAGATGAAAATTTCGTACCGACACTCCTGGGCGTTTCAAACGCCGACGGCACGACCCCGGTGCCTGTGTACGCAGACCCAACGACCCACCGGCTTCTGGTTGACCTTCCGGGAGGTTCGGGGGATGTTGTAGGCCCAGCATCGTCTACAGATAACGCCGTCGCCCGTTTTGATGGTACTACTGGGAAGCTTCTTCAGAACTCGGCGGTTTTAATAGCTGATACTACTGGTAACATAACGGGACCGCAAACGATTTCAATAGGTGTACAGGGTACTGCAACGGGGACGCTTAATATTTTGGGCACAACCTCAGGCACGGTGTCAATCAAGACTGCTGACACCGCCGGTACGTGGACAATGACTCTGCCAGCCAATGATGGAGACGCAGGACAATTTCTTCAAACTAACGGCTCTGGTGTTACTACGTGGGCGACAGTCACAGCGGGAGCGGGTGGTTCAAACACTCAGGTTCAGTACAACAGTGCCGGTTCCTTGGCTGGTATTACTGGCGCGACATCTGACGGCACGACACTAACCCTTGTGGCCCCGGTGCTTGGGACACCAGCATCTGGGACACTAACGAATTGCACCGGTTTGCCAATTTCTTCAGGTGTATCTGGCTTAGGTACAGGAGTAGCTACGGCTCTGGCTGTAAATACAGGCTCTTCTGGTGCTGTTGTGCTATTTAATGGGGCACTAGGCACCCCCTCATCCGGGACTGTTACAAACCTCACAGGTACAGCTTCAATAAACATAAACGGCACTGTGGGAGCAACAACGCCAACAACGGGTGTGTTCACTACCGCAACCGTCAATACAGGTTTGGTTCCCGACGCAAACGACGGAGCATATTTAGGACAAGCTGGCACTGCATTTTCAGACCTATTTCTGGCAGAGGGGGGAGTAATCAACTGGGATTCTGGTGACGCGACGCTCACACAGACGGGTAACGTACTAGAACTTGCGGGTGCAGACCTTACCGTACCAAACGTGACGGTTGGAGCAGCAGGAGTTGTTACTCTTTCGGAGAACGCTTCAATCGCCCTCGACCCGGCAGGTTCAGCAGATGGAAAGTACACGGGCATTACTGTGACAGGAACTGCTGGAGCTGCACTTTCATTTGGAGACCTCATATACCTTGACCCAACAGATTCACGGTGGGAGCTTGCCGACGCTAACGCTGCCTCAGGTGCTGACGGTGATTCGCGCGGTATGTTGGGGATTTGTGTTCTGGCGGCCGCAGGAGATGGCTCTGCTACAACAATACTATTGAACGGCATTGTTCGCGCCGATGCTGCCTTTCCAACATTCACAGTAAATAACCCCATCTATGTCTCAGAGACTGCAGGAGACGTCACTCAGACACAACCAACGACAACGGACGTAGTGATTCGTATCGTTGGTTCAGCACTCACCGCAGACGAAATGTACTTCAACCCAGATTGGGCGTGGATTACTCACACTTAATTAGTAAACAAAAATGACAAAAGAACAATTCATAACAGCAGTAGAGGCGAAGCCACAGTTTATCAAGTGGGCAAAGAGCCCAGTAGCAGTCGAAACGATTGGTGACATTGAGAAACACCACGGAATTGCCTACATTACTACACCAGACGGCACAAACACATTCAATGTGTGGTTTATGGTTGACACCGTGACTGGCGAAGCTACCTGGCAGAACGCCGACACCCTCGAACCTGCGAAGAATGCGACTGAGGTAAAGATGAATGCACTGAAAAACTATCTCAAAACAAATTTCGCTGGGTACTTCATAAATCGGACAGACCTAGAGAATAACTGGGCAGAGGCAGATGTCTATACAGTATCAGGACAAGACCTTGCTAAATCAACCGTATTAGTGTTCAAGCAGGGTACTAATCCAATCACGCACCGTAAAGTAATCTAGTATGGCGATTGCCTACGATTCAACTGGAAACGCGACACTCTCACCAACAACAAGTGGTACGTCAAAGACTGCTACTATCAATGCTGGGAGTGCAACAGACCGTATATTATGGGTTGGCTTGATGCAAGGCGATAGTGGAAGCGATATTATATCTGGTGCAACCTACAATGGTACTGCTCTAACTAAACTTGTTGGAAGACAGCTCAATGGTTCAACACAATATGCTAATTTGTGGTATTTGGTGAATCCGTCGAGCGGTTCAAATACCTTGACGGTTTCCTTCAGTTCTTCAGCGACTTTTGCTTTTGAAGTGTTTGCAGTCTATTCTGGAGCCCCTGTCGCGACCACCGTTATCGGGACTAATACAGCAAGTGCAGAAGTGGCCTCTGGTAATCTTGCACTAACACTTACAACGCAAGGTGACAATGCGTGGATTGTATCAATTGCACGTTCTATTGATACAGGTGAACAGACTGCTGGCTCGAACACAGTCGAAAGAACGCAGCTGGCCTTGTCTCTGGGTGACACCAACGCAGCACAGACACCAGCAGGTTCATATTCAAATAACTGGTCTGCTGCCTCTGGCGGGAATAAGATTGCTGGTGTTGCGGGTCATTTCTACATTGGTTCATCAACATCCATTAAAACCTTTGATGGACTTGCTTATGCATCCACAAAGACAGTAAACGGCCTTGCAATTGCATCAGTTAAGACTTGGGCTGGATTAGCATAAATTATTTATAATATGCCCCACGAACTTACAAGGCAGATAGAAGACCACCTCGCAACATTCCCAGAGCGTCGGAAAGACGTCGAGGAAATGAGGAGTGAGTGGAAAGAGTTTAAGACACGAGCGTTCTGGGCCATGACTTCATTTATAGGAGCTATTCTTGGTATCGGGATTTGGGTCGGTACTATACAGACAAATATTGGACATATAAACGAACTTGCGAGTAAGGCATCTGTCCAAGCCGAGAATACTGATAAACGTCTTAATGCCCTGGAGGTAACAAACGGCGAAATCAGGACAAAACTAAATTCAATCGAAGCTACACTACAGGAGATTAAGGTTTCGATTCGACAATTAAGCTATTAGATATATGGCCTTTCGTTTAGAGGGAAAAGATATAGTGATTAGCGGTTTCGAGCAGGGAATCGCTGATACCCCGTACCAGGGTATCGCTGACATGCGTAATATCGAAATTATATCTGTACCAAACGAGGCAAGTGTTGGTTTTAAGACTATTGCAGCAAGTGTCCCCCCGGTAATGAATGCTGTTGCGTACACCGCGCAGGCCTCAGCGGACACCCTTACGGTATCGTCGACAACAGGCCTGTATGCCGGGTGTGCAATTGTGTTGGCGTCTAACACAGCCACAGGGCTTTCAAATAGTATTGTATACTACGTACGAAATATAACAGCTACGACTTTCAAGGTGTATGTCGACCCAGAAATGGGAACCCCAGTAAACATCACTGCCGATGGTTCTGGTACTTTGACGACATACCAGTACGGAAATCAGAGAGGTATTTCAAGCAACAGAAAGTGTCCCCAGAGTTATTTTACCTTTTACGATAATTTTGATGGATTGGCAGACGTCGAGAATTCTATTTTCCTTGTAGATGCGTCAAATTATTTGTGGATGATTACAGAGGGCAATGGTTCTATCGCAGACAATTCACTGATTTTCATGGGCAACATTGGTGGTATAGGTGCGTCATCTAACACCTGTGCCGTAGCGGTGTGGAAGGGGTGGATTTTGCTGTTTGATGACAGCGGTAATATAGATATCGCACAGATACAGGACTTGATACAAGACGGGCCTGCAATAGAGTGGAGTTACGCCTGGCAAACAACAGCAAATACACAAACAAACGAGGTGCCCCAGTTGATTGTATCGCAAAATGATGGGAACCTATATTTCACCTCTGCGACTGGCCTCGGGTCACTTCTTGAGGTTGACGGCACAACATTCAACCCGACAAACTCGGCTACTTACAGTTTCACTAGTGACGCTCTTTCTTTGCCGACGAATGACAGAAGTACGTGTATGTGTGAGCTCGGTGATAACGTATATGTCGGTGGAACTTTGAACTATGTGTACCCGTGGAATCGTCAAAATCTTGGCTTCAATCCCCCGCTGTTTGTTCCTGATAGGTATACGTCAAGATTGCTTGGGACAGACCAAAATCTGTTCATATTCGCTGGGAATCGTGGAAGGATTTACATATCCAACACCGCATCGGTAGACCTGTACAAGAAGATACCTGACTATGTAACTGGTATCGTGAATCCGTACATAACGTGGGATGACGTGAGCTACGCACGCAACCAAATCCTATTCAGTTTTCATGCGTGGGATAATGACGGCACCCTACAGACTACTGTTGCTGGTGTGTGGGCTATTGACATAGAATCAAAGGCCCTTAGACTGTTGAATAAAATCACCAACTCTGGTTATTCTGGAATTGTGTCTATGATTACTGAATTTAACCCAGCACAACCAGTTAGTACGACACCACAAACATTCATAGAACCACTAGGGAATGGTATCTGGGTTGGATGGCATATTCTGGGCACCACAACATACGGTGTCGACAAGCCAGACAATGAGCCGTATCAATCCTACGAGAGTTACATAGAGACAGATATGATACCTGTGGGGACGTTCCTTAAACCACTGAACCCATCACAGATAGAGTGGAAGACATCATATCCACTCGGTGGAAATGGAACTGCCGAGACTATCAAGATATCCTACCGAACTAATCTACTAGACGCATATACACAGATAGGTACGACTGTGGCGACTGGTACGTCTGTCGTTGGTACAACAACGGGGACTACTACTGGGGCGTACGCCGTATCAGATTACTACCAAACAAACTTCCAGAAGGCGCAGTGGGTTCAATTCAAGGTCGAAATGAGCTCCAACGCCACAACCCCGACGTATTGTCGTCTGTACGAGTTGCGTTTAAGAGACTATCCTAGCCAGAAATAACATGGATACACCAATGGATAAATACGCAGAGATTCAGGCGATGGTGCAGAAAGACGCTACGGATATCGCTGAGAAAGTGTACAAGAAACTCGGTACCCAGTACGGTGTGTCTAAGGTGCCCCTGCACTACCACAATGGCGTTGATAGCCCGGTTATCATTCGTCCTGACGTGACTTATATAGGGTTTGTGCCCTACGAACCTCCGTACGACACCACAACCGCATACCAATTTGTCCTCCCAGGAGGTTGGAGTGCAGTGCGGAATGGTACGGGCGACTACACTATTACCCACAACTTAGGTCTGGCGTCGAACATCAACTTTTACTCGGTGGTAGCCCAGGCGACACAGTCGACGAATGAGAAGGTTGCTTCTGTGCTCTCAATGTTCGAAAATACGTTTGACTTGCTATGGTTCAGGTGTACTGATGGTGTGGCGGTCAATACAAGTTTCACGTTTCAGTTGGTAACTGGAAATAATACTTCGCCGTTTAAGACACAGTACGTTACTCGCAATTTCCCCTCATAATATGAAAACTTACACCACATTAGTCAACTTGGCAACGTCGCTTTCGAACAATACATCGACGGCAAACCAAACCTTGATGGGTCAGCTGATTTCTGACCAGCACAGATACCTGATACAAAGGTTTTTCGACAACGAAAGAACATATACCACCCTCACCATAGGCGGAGAAGATATTGTGTTATCTGCGACACCGACTGTCGGAGCTACGAGTGCGACGCTTTCAGTCGCGTGGCCAGATATAACGTGTCAACAGCTTGTTGTCTTCGGTAGTGGGGAACAAAGGACTGTCACGTTTACGCAAAACTCGACGACAATATCCTGGACACCTGCGCTTTACGGTGAAACTTTCACCACAACAGAAGCGATTTCTGCTGGTGCGACGAGTGCGACACTTTCTACGGCATGGGAGGGCTCGACTGGGGCACTTACGGCGTATTTCTCCGATGGCTCCACTAAGTCGATTACATTCACCGCAGATAGCACGGCGATTTCATGGACTGGGGGCTTGACTGGTGAAGTGGAGGCATGGGTGAGGACATTTCAGGCGGATACTACGATTTCCACAGTAGGAGTACAGGCATACCCGATTCCTGCAACGGTGAGCAAGATTAAGAACGACACAATCACTGTCGGACAGCTAGTGTATACCCCTGCACCCGTACAGAGTATCCAGGAGTGGACGCTCCTTAACGCCCTACCGTACACGTCTGACATCCCGAACTACTTCTACATCTATAACAATCAGGTGATGTTCTGGCCGATTCCAAGCACGTCTGGAAATGTAATAACCTTTAACTACAAGGCACGAGTACCAAACCTATCATTCGCTGACTACACAACTGGGACACTTTCGAGCATTTCGGCAGGTGATAATACTATTACCGGGTCATCGACATCATGGAACACAACGGGCACGTACCCACTCAATACAGACTTGTCGTTCTTCAACCTGTACATAAACATTACCCCGCCATCTGGCGAGGGTATCTGGTATCCAATAAGTCGCTTCACGTCAGATACTGAGGTATATTTGGCGACTCCGATACAGAATGCCCCGAGCTCAACGGCGTCTTCGTACACAATAGGCCAGCTACCGCTCCTTCAGGAGGACTTCCATGACACCATAGTCTACGGTGCCCTGATGGTGTACTTTTCGTCGATTGTTTCTGATAAGGATAAATATCAGCAGTACAAGGACTTGTATGACCAAAGAATAGAGCTCCTGAAGGACTACGCAGGGTCGAAAAGCGTCAATGTCGACCTCGGAGCCCAGCCAATACCAAACAACCCAAACTTATTCCTCTACGCGAATCAGCAGGGGTAGTATAATCTTATCAACATGACACAGTATATTAGTAACACAACACAGAATAAGCCGGTGACCTGGGGCCTAACCCCAAAGACGAATCAACCTTTGATTCCGGGTGCAACTAAGACGAGTACCGCTTTGGGGACTAGTGTAAAGCAACCATACAAGGCACCTGCGACTACGTCATACGCCGGGACTACGGCACCACCGAAGACTCCCACGCCAACTACAGGATTCCAGCCAGTCCCACAGAGTTCCACATTGGCGAATGCTGGTGTCACGACGCCGACTAATCCACTGACAACTACTCCGCCAGTCCAGCAAAACCAATTCAGGGGCTTATATCCTGATGTGGTGTCATCGTTGGCAAAACCCAAACCACCGAAGGAAACCAAGAGAGGTATGGACGCGTACGAAAAGGCCGTAGAGTATGAGCGAGCCCTAAAAGAGAGTGTCGCCAAGAAGATGGGTGATATATACGACAGTCCTGTATCTGCAACAACAATGCAGGGTAGGGCAGCTGCCCAGCAACAGGCCGACCTAGAGAAATTGACGGCAGCAAAGGAGGCAGTCACACAACAGCAAAACCTTATCGGCTTCGGACAAACACAGCAGAGCTTGAATCAGGCCTCCCAGATTTCCGCAGCAGGTTTTGCACAACCAAGTGTTGCACAGTACGGCCAGACAGTGTTTAACCCCCTCACAGGGACATATTCTGGTGGGCAGGGTAATCTTGACCCACAAAGCGTAGCAAACAACCTCGCTAACGAGGTTAAAGCTGGGCGCATGACATACGAGCAGGCAGTACAGAGCCTCGGGTACGCTGGTGGAGCTGGGCAACAGTTTTTGAACTCAGCACTCGGTTCTGGCTTCAATATACCAATGTCGTCAGCGACAATAGCGGGGCAGGCCGGTGTACTGGGGCAGATGCCTGCGCTAGAAAGCGCAGATATTGCGTCGCAGGGTATAAAGGATAAGATAGTCACATATTTGGCTGACAATCCAAAGCTCAATCCAAGCGATTTGGCTAAGGGGAACGTACTCTCACAGTGGGTGAACAGGGAGCTTATAACTGACCCGAAATACCAGACTCTGTTTAACTACCTGAATGAGTATACAAACACGCTCGCGCCAATTCTTGGTGTTGGTGGTGACACAACGAACCTAAAGACAGAAATAGCTCAGTCATTCATAAACGCAGCTGCCTCTGGCCAGAGTATCGCGGAGGTACTTGAGAATATACAAGGACTTTCACAGGGAAAGCTCCAGGACATTCGTTCGGGAGCTATGGGAGGAGGTGTTGTAAGCTCGCCATCAAGCTACTCCTCCTCAGGAGGTGGTGAGGGGGGGCTATATAATTGGTAAACTATGCCGAATAATCAACTAGACCCACAAGCAGTATCAATGGCTAAGGCCATTCGTGATACTGAGAGCGGTGGAAAATTCGACGCTAAAGGTGCTAGTGGTGAGTGGGGAGCATACCAATTCACCCCGGCGACTTGGAGTGCCTACGCACGAGAGGCCGGTGTGAATGCAGTGTTCGGCGGAGCCACCCCTGAACAGCAAAATGAAGTCGCCTACAAAAAGATTAAACAGTGGAAAGACCAGGGGTACAATGTCGGTCAGGTTGCTTCTATGTGGAACGCAGGTGCAGGACGTCCGAATGCCTACGTTGAAGGGCACAAGGGCGTGAATTCGATGGGCGTAGCATACGACACCCCTGCGTACGCAGAGAAGGTAGCTAAGGCGTACCAGCGAATTAAGACAGTTGAACAGGCCCAGCAGAAGATAGCATCACGAACGCAAGCTCCCGAAGAAAAAGAGGATAAGGGAATAATCCGTAAGGGGCTTGAATTCCTGTTCCCAATACTCGAAGATAAACCCCGTACAGCACTTCAGACTGTCGGAGATTTGGGTCTCTCGGCTCTTTCGGTAGTCCCTGGGCTCGGAGTCGCGGGTTTGGGTGCCAAAGCATCTGCAGTCGGTGCTCGTACGGCCATTAAGGGGGCTCTACCAACGGCACTTAAATACGGAACTCTGGCAAAGGGAACTGCGGTTGGGTATGGTGCTGATGTCTTGTCTAATTTATCTGAGGGTGAAACCGGGACAGAGGCACTAAAACCTGGGCTTGGTACTGCGCTTGGTTTTGGTGGTAGCGCACTACTGCAGGGAACCAGGGGGACTAAGATAGGTAAAGAGGCACTCGATGACGACGCATTTGATAAAGCGTTGCAAATTGTTGCTCCGACACTTACGAAAAAGAACGTAAAAGAGGGACTGAAAAAAGGCATCGGGGGGCGAGTAGGTAGTCGAGTAACGCTAGGACAAGACAAAAATACGCGCAGAATAGCTGAAAGCATAAAGGACCTAGTCAGAGACGGCACCATTAAATTAGACGATACAGTCGAACGTAAGGCCGGTGCTGTTTTAGACGAAATTGGCGATGTCGCTACGGCTCTAGAGATACGCTTAAAGAGTATGGAGATACAACCGATTCTTACTCCCGATGAACTGACGGGCCTAATTGCTAAGACGCAGAGAAACTTCAAGGAGAGTCCGCTCTTGGTTGGAGACGCAGGCAAGTCGGCAAAGCGTATATTCGATAAATTCGTTAGCTTCCTGCCGAAGGGTAGAGATATAACAGCCATCGACCTATTGAAAGCACGCAAAAAGCTAGACAGGTGGATGAAGGCGGAAGGACGGGGCTCTGCATTCGACCCACGCATAGAAAACGCCATATCTAAAGGATTGCGCGAAATCAGGCAGGGTGCTAACGAGCTCATCGCCAAGAAAGCACCGGATGTCCCAGTAAAGGAGATGCTCGATAGGCAATCGGCTCTTTACGATGCTCTGGATGCTATCGTAGAAAACAGTTGGAGGGACGTAGGTACGTCTGCTACTGGACGATACTTCAAGAACCACCCGATACAAAAAGGACTCGTGCAGGGAGTGGCCAACGCTGTGACTCCAAGTCTAATTGGTGGGTATGTTGGTAGTAAGTTGACTGAAGACTAGGACTCCCAGAAAAGCGTCCAGAGTATAGTGCAAATGATTAGCAGAGCCATTCCAGCCAGAACTAGGACTACATTATTCAGTCCAAGAAATAGTCCTACTGCAAACGCCATCAGGATTACTGTTGTTTTTTCCATTTTACGTATAGCTTATTGGCGTCCTTCTCGGCCTCTGCCCGTGTATCGCGCACTTTCTCACTAGACACGTAATACTTTTCCTTCCCGGCAAAATAGTACATATAGCCACGGAAATACGCCGTCTGCTTTTTGTCATCGTTATATTTCCAAACCCCAGTGTTTTTGCGTATTTTCATACCCCCTGATTATCTTGTAATCCCCCGACAGGCACAAGGTCGTAGTCTTGGAGTTCCTGATGTAGAGCGTCCCAGAACAACTGGAGCGTTAGAACTACCCCGAACATCACCCCTAGTGTGAATATCACTCCTTGTTGCATACCGCTGTTGTCTTATCTGGGGTGGTTAATGTTCGGATATTTACATTTTTATGCCTCTCACAAAAATCGCCCAGCCATTCAGCATCGCCGTTAAACACGGTTGGGTAGTAGAACGCCCGATGATTAGCTTTTTCACCACACACTTTGCAGTGCTCGAATAAGTATCCTCCTTGTTCCATTTCGTATGTATGTGCTTTTGCCATATTCTTATTGCTTATCTGTCTTGGTGGGGGCAGTATCATGCACACCGATTTCTTGTAATCTTTCAGTCGCCCATTTTCCAAAAGGTTCATTTTTTGCTTCTCGGTTCGGTGAGATTGTGTGGTCATACCATGTGTTAAACCAGAGGTATGCTTCTTCATTTCTCACCCTCTCCACCACCTCTGCTTCACGGGTGGAGAGGAGGGTGCGGATGAATGACTTGACCATCTCCTTGTCGTAATTGAGCACAAACGTTCCGCTTGCTTCTTCGTTGCCCGCTACTTCCACCAGGGGGAACTTTCGGTCAAACTCCCTCTCCCACTCCTCCACGGTTGGGGAACCTCCGTAGGATTTGAACGCAATCTCGTCGTGCTGGTCAACTATTGCTTTGTCCATTTGCTCAAACTCATTCAGCTTCTCCACGAACGTCCCCTTACTGAATATCTCCTCTCCTGTTTCTTTCCTTTCCATAGTGGGTTTACTTAGCAAACGAATAAGTAGTGCTGTCGGTCTTCGTGGTCTTCGCATTGGTTCGGGTTCTTTTTGCCGTCTGCGAAGCTCTCTTTTGAAATCCTCCACGGAGAAACACCTGTTGGGTTCTGTAGATTCACCTCTCGCGTGAGGATGCTTCGTTTCATACCCTTGGGAGCACAGACTGAGCAATGAACGATTCCGTTTGAGTAGATTTCTATTTTTTCCATACCCCTATTGCTTACCTGAATAATCTCTAATACAACCTCGACCACGACCCCGACCCCGACCACGACCACGACCACGACCACGACCTCGACCACGACCACGACCTCGACCACCCGTACACCTGCATCAACGGAGTCATACTACTTCTGCTCCTTTGGGAGATTGTGTGTCCACACGAACGCATCCGTGATAGTGTTCGTGTTGATGTACACAGGAACTTCGACTGGTTCCACCTCATCGAGTACCTTCCGTTTCTTTAATACCTTCTGTCCATCTACCTCTACTTCCACCTCCTTAACCACCGTTCGATAAATTGGATAAGGTGGTACTGCCGGACGCTTTCTTCGTGCCTCTTTGTCTTTCTTCGGGTTTGGTTTTACTCCTGGTCGATAGTTCATAAGCTACAAATTAAATTCTGATAGGCGGCATACGTCGTCCAATAATTTTCTGCGGTAAGGAGGACGGTTGCGGTAACCCCCACCTTCTCAATGATAATTGGTACTAAGGTTTCCATTTCTAATAATCTATTATTTTTACTCACTCAGTATACACTATCCACAAAAAAGCGCGACGGCGCGCATTGGGTACCTGGGGATAGTGTATACTGGGTAATGAGGGGTGAAATAACCATGAAATTCCTAGCTCAACCAGTACGTCCGTTTATAATTACGCAAAAGTTTGGTGAGAATCGAGCGTGCGTATCACTTGATGGCATGAAAAAGGTTATAAGTTGTGACGGGATGAATCCCCCTGTTGGGTATAGGTCTCTGTATGGTGTCAATGGTCATGGGGGCATTGACATAAAAACAACCCACGGGCAGGAGGTGTATTGTGCCTGCGACGGCGTCGTTGCAAGTATAGATACCAATCCAAAGTCTGGACTAGATGTGCGGATAGATTCAGTTGTCGAAGGGGTGACCTACCGCCACATATACGAGCATTTGCTCGGTTATCAGGTTAAGGTTGGTGACGTGGTACAGCAGGGACAGCTGATTGGCTGGGCAGACAATACTGGGTATTCATCCGGGGACCACTTGCACTTCGAGTTGCGCCGTCTTAGCGGAACAAAGTGGATACCTATAGACCCAATTCCGCACATGGAAGAGGTATTCGCACTCGTGAAGCTACTTCAGGTATCGTTGATAGGATACTTGAAGGAGCTCGTCGCGATATTACTAGACAGAAGTGCAGATAAATTACGTTAAATTATGTTCAAACTAAGTTGGGGGGACGTGTGGAGGGGGCTAGTCATGGCTATTTTGGGGCCGGTAGCCGTTGCTCTCTTCGGGGTCGCCGGGGCCGTCATAACAGCACCCGGTTTCGATGTGTTCTCGGTCGATTACGTGAAATTGTTTAAGGACTTAACGAACGCTCTTGTTGTAGCATCGTACGGTGCCAGCTCAGCATATATCCTGAAGAATCTGCTCACTGACGACAACAAGAACTTCCTCGGTATACAGACCGAGAGTTAGAATGAAACAACTAATCGCAGTAGCGGTGACGGCTTTCGTTGTCGGTGCCGGACTTGTGGCCCTGACGGTACCAGGAACTACGGTATACACCCAAGAGGTAGTAACCGAAACAGTGGTTAAGAACGACGGCCTGACGCCCGCTCAAACAATTTGGCTAGCCAAGCTCATGAAGTGTGAGAGTGGCGTCTCAGAGAGTGCAGTAAACCCTAACGACCTAGATAACACTCCTAGCTACGGAATACTTCAGTTCAAGCCGACGACGCTCAGTGCTTTCACGGTGAAATACGGAATCGAGCGCAATGATAATATGGACGCAGAAGCACAGGTTGCAGTTGTCACACATTGGTTGCTAAACCCAAAGGAAGTGCAGTGGGAGCGTCAGTTCCCCGGATGTGTTAATAAGTTGGGGAAACCACCTCTCCCAGGCAGTATAGTTGAGTAAGAAGTTCGTTGACAAGGAGCCCATAATGAAACACGAGAATCTCGTAAAGCCACCCGAGAAGCCGTGCCGAGTCTGTGGAGTTCTCTGCTACCCGTACGCACGCACCCAGGGCGGAGACCACCTCTGCTCGAAGAAGTGTGCGGGTGAGTGGGACTCGGCAGACCTGCGTACCCGTGAATCCATTTTCAAGGAAAGGAGGAGACTGTGAACGTCATCTGCGTCCGAGGAACGAAGGTCACGCTCGAAATCGAGTGGAAGTACTTGCACGTCATTTATGCCGTGCTGTCGCTCGTGAAGCAGTTCGTGCCGTCGTCGAACAAGCAGTTCTACGCCATCTTCTACGCCGTACAGGAAGACCTCAAGGCGAAGGTGATGCTCGAAGCCGAGGCGAAGCGTTTTCACCTCTGCGCCAAGTGCTTCAAGGAAATCGACACCGAGAAGGACAAGTACCACCACACGCAGTTCGAGAGCGGGTACGAAGTGTACTCGCACCAGGAATGCCCTCCAACCAACATGGGAAAGGGGTACACCCAATGAACATCAATCCCGCCGCACGCTTCTGGTTCTGGACCATCGTCATCTCCGTCGCGGGCCTCATGCTCTACGCGGGGAACGCCTACGCCGACGAGTTCCGCCTCAACAAGCCCGCCGTCGCTGGTATCTCGGTCTGTCTCACCCAAGAGGAAGCCGTCACCATCCTCACGGCGGAGAAGGAGAAGGGCAAGGAGGAAGCCGACAAGCTCTTCCTCAACTCGGGGAACTGCGCCAACCTCCCCCTCGAGTTCACGCCGAAGCGCATCGTCGCCACGGTGAAGACGGAACGGGGAACGGCACGGGTCGTCGAAATCCAGTCCGGCGAGAAGACCGTGTACTGGCTCACCTACCAGTCCCTGGGCTTCAAGGAGGTCTAGATGTCCCGCACGAAATAAGCCCGCTACACAATGGCGGGCTTGATCTTGCACGCACGTATCGTCGCTTAACCACGGTAGAAAACGAGAACACTGGACAATAGAATAAACCACTGAATCATAGAAATCTCAAAAACCCCTCGCGTGTCGTGCGTAAAATCGCCCGATTCACTCAATTCACACGAATAGTACGGCTTACTTCGCTATTCACCTCAGAGAGGACGTAGAGGAATCGCGGGTGTTCACAAAGAGACTGAAGAAGTCTCACCAACCATTCCTCTACGTCACCTCCGAGAAGATGTGCCTGTGGGGAGGAGTGTTTTAAGGTTACAACCTGTGACTAAATCAGTTTCCCTACGGACTTCAAACCGATGTGAGTCTTGGGCGTAAAGAGTCACTCCACGCTCGCAACCGCAACATTTTACGCGGTACTCAACTCATACTCTCCCCCACCGACACACCTTTCTTCAATGACGTGCTCTTAGATGATTGGCTCGATGGTGCTTACAGGATTTGAACCTGCCCTTCCAGTTTCCAACCAGAGCAGAGCTAGATACTCTCGTTGGCGGGATTCGTTGTCTAGCAACGGAGCCAAGCACCTTTGAACCAACCATCTGATGATGTGCCTGTGGGGCTTGCGCCTGATGGTGTCCGAGCCCTTGATTCGGGGCAATCATCGGCTAATACATCAGTATCCCAGCGCAAACCTCACCGACACACCATCCTATCTCCCACCTAATCTACTTTACCACGACTATTACACAAAATCTTGTGCAATCCCCTCATTACGCAGGGCGCGTACCTGCTCTCTTGGTAATAGTATACCCCAGTGCTCACAATATTGGCGCACCTTACGCATATTGTGGATGTCTAATTCGAAGAACGCCTCGTAACCGGCATCTAGCATACGCTCCTTCTCCCGTATATAGCTCGGGTGTTTGTCTAGTATGCCCTCCCCGCTCTGCATTAGAACGAGGAAGCATAATCGAGCGAATTCATCTGCTGGCAACTCAATCATGTTCGGCCATTTTCTTTAGAAGTAGGTACCTCATAAGCATCTCATCGTCTATTCCAATAGATGACATAACAGACTCTATGATGAACTTGTTGTTTGTATTGGTGACTTTGCCGGTACCAACTGCTCGTGATACATCATCATTTATCTCATGTCGCTCTATTACTACAAAGAATCCATTCTGCTCGCCTCTACCGATACGTTCCACAGCTTCCTGCGCAACCTTTATTTCTTCTGAGTTCATTGGTGTTGCATCTTCCTTTTCTTCTCCAAATCCAAACATATATATTTATGTTATTTTGTTAAACCTAAGAATTTGTCAATCTCATTTTCGAACTCTTCATCGTTTAGTTCATATAGAGTGCTAATTGTTATGGTGTGCTTACTGGTTGTTTGGTTGTTTGGTGTCCGCCCATACCCGTATGACAAGTCTGAGTACTGCTCAGCAACCCTGAACCACAATCGTCTAAACGCTGACGGGTGTAGCATCTTTGCTATACCATTGAGGTCAGTAAACGATACGTCGACAGTTAGCAGGGATTCTTTTTTTGTTTCATTGCGCAGTCCTTCTGGTGCAAAGAATATAGTCATCTTCCTTGGAATCACTCGCCTTCGATATACATATTCAAGTATCTTAACCCCTATTTTCTTGCAGATCTCTGCGTCCTTACTTGAGTTGTATCCGGCATCTATGAACAGAGTGTCGTTGATGATTCGCGTTGGGGTTTCCCTGTTCTCGGTAGTTAGCCACACTCTATCAGACATTGCTATGTACTCTGGTACAGCTATTTCATATCCGTCATCTGAGAAGTACGACCTTTTCTTTATTTCGGATATTCTTCTATCAAGAATGATGTTATCACTTGGTGAGAATCTTGTTTCGCGGATTACCTCATACGCATCTTCTAGATTTCTTGATAGACAGAAATTATAGTCACCAGTCTCTGAAGAATCATACGAGCTACCTCGTTTGAAGTTCTCATCCAGATGTTTAACCCAGCTTATGAAGTGTTGTGGGCTATTGAACTTGAACACATCCTGTTTCGGGTTTGATTTACTCGGAACAAGTGGCTCATAGGGTGCCTTTTGGTACAGCTCAAGCAGACGCATATTTCGCGATTAATTTATCTACTGCACTATCACGAAGTACTTCCTGGTGCAGATTGAGGCACGTTATTATGTCACTCTTAGTCACCTTACCCTGTGTCGTCTTGATTGCTTCAATGCGTATTCCTGCTCGGGTTGATACAACTATATTTATGTTGTTCTTTTTGAAGTGCTCGCGCAATTCCCTTAGGAGCCTGTTGAAATTGGGTATCAGAATACCCTCAATAGTCACCGAGTAATCTATGTACAGGGTGGCGAACCTATCTCTTGTTGCTGAATCAAGTATGTTTCGTCCAATATACTGGATACTTTCACCCTCCCCAAACGTGTTAGCCGTACAGACGCACACGAAGTTCGCGTGTCTGTTTACCATCCCGTCCGGGAACGGACACATATCGTTTGATAGTGCGCTGTTGACTACCGTTAGGATATTTGGGTTCCCCGCATCAATTTCGTCTATAATGAACACACCACCGTCCTCGTACGCCCGTCTGAAGTTTGTCTTCACCAGGTTACTGTTGGCGTCTACGTACCCGAGGAAGTCAGACTTTGACGTCTGCTCGTTCACTGATATAGAGTAGCTGTCTAACCCGAGTAGCTTGGCACACTGGATAGCGATGTGCGTCTTGCCTGAACCAGCCGGGCCAACTAGCAACAATGGTACTCTAGCCCCAATATACTTTAGAACACTCTCCGTCATCTCGTGCGATAGTCCTTCTGCCTTGTACACTCCACGTCCGGACTTAACTCGTATCATCCGGGCACTTTTTATTTCCTCGAGAACTACCGCCACGGCCTCGTCCTTGATTGAATCACGTATTCCGTCACTGGCCTTGCGTACCTCCGTTATGACGTGCCCCTTTATAATTTCATCAATATCTGACATACTGTCTACTCTGTCTGATTCTTACTAATAACTGAGTCTAGTGTGCCTGAGAATTTCTCGAAGAATACTTTCTGAACCTCTTCAGTTGGTAGGTTGTATTTTTCGCTTATTGCCTTTAGCCCAGTTGATATAGCAATAGTGATTATTGCATTTTTTAAGCTTGCTTCATTCATATCTAGAATGGTATATCTTCTGGCCCGATTTCCTCGTCAGGGTATTCAGATGGCTTCGTCTCTTCTGTCGTGTTTCCCTGTGAAACCTTGCCCTTTATAATGTCAACGATTTCCTCTGGTGTCTTCTTTTTTGCGAGTTCGTCAAGTATTGACTGTGGTATTTCGACCTTGCGGGGGCTTGGGGTTAAGCTGTACTCGACTTCTTTTGTCCCAGCACCCTTTGCGCTTAGATTAAGGGTGTGCGGAAACGGTATCTTGAACTCCCACTCTGTGTCAGTACTGAGCGCGCGTATTTGCTTGACGATTACATACGGTAGCTTGGCCTGCTTGATGGTTTCGTCCTGAAGTACCCAGCACACACCCTTGATACTTGCCCCTTTATCGCCCTCCTCAGCCGGTCGATACTTCCCAGTTGTCGGGTTGTATACCTGGGCAAGAGGGGCGAAGTGACTAAGTAATATGAACCTATTGTCACCCTCCACGATGTTGAAGTAGTCTTTGCTCCGTTCCTCCTGGACCTTTTTTTCCTGCTTGTCTACCCAGTCCCAATTTGTCATATCTTTAATTGATTACCCTTACTAATTCAGGTTGCGTGCTGAGTTTAAGTGGTTGGTCGCTCATCATATACTCACCTTTCCACTCAACGTATGCTCCCTCTGTCGTGAAGAAGAAGATACCCTCTACGTTCTCGCCGTAGGTTCCGTCAATGTCTGGTGCATCAATCACGTAACAATCCGCAGAATCGTCTGAAGAACCCCATTGGTCTCCCTCAGTACAATTGTTTCCGTTACCAAAAACCATTTTATCTGTTGGAGTCATATACGAACGTAGACTAGAGACTTTCCCCTGTACCGTGAAGAACGCCATCACCTTACCGTAACTGACGAGGTAGATGTAGCTAATTTTCTCCTCATTGTTGAATATTTCAGCACGCCTTGCTACATTCTTACGCTCTGAAGACGTTGTAAGGTTTGGAACAGGTATCGAAGCTACAAGATCTTTTTGAATCTCTCCAGCTTCCTTAACTTCATTCTTCGTTGTCTCCTCACAAGGAATAAAGAATCCACACGCAGAAGCTTTCGCTGGAGCTCCAAGGGTGAGCATAAGCAATCCTCCCAAGAGGAGTCCCACAATAAGGGTTAGAGATGTTTTCATTTTCGTATGAATGTTAATGCGTCAATAAAGTTTGGCAAGACGTTGTCCTCGAAAATGTTTCGAGTCGCCATACTTGCTCGAGCGTTGTAGTCCGCTATTTGAGATTCGTAATTGTTCATCAACCCAAGGACAACTGAGTTCAATCTTGAATCTTCCGTCTTATCTTCAAATGTCCAGTCCTTCCTATCCCCCAACGACTCACGATATGCTGTCTGATTTCGTTGTGCATTTAGGAGTTGTTTCTTTACAGCTTCAATGTCTTGATACTTCTGCTTGAACCACTCGTAATTGTAGATGGCGTTGTCGGCGTTAAGCACCTTATCCTGTGCATCGTAAGCAGTATCAATCAGCTTTTGGGCGGTATTTACAGGGAAGAAGATGATGTTGATAAGAAATCCAGCTAGAATTATACTGAATAATGCGATAACCCCGAAGATTACTAGGTCTTTCATATTAGTTTTTTTGTCACTGGCACGCCCATCAAGGCGAGCTTTTCTGATATTTGTTCCTCTGTTAATTTCATCCACTCTGGGTACGAGTTGTATTCGGGCATGGACTGCCACTTTTCCCTAGCTTCGAATACCGGCACGATACCCTTAGCCACCTGTGCCTCGTATTCGTCGATAATCTTATCGACTTCGTCCGTAACCTCGTACTCGAAGCACAGTACTCGGTAGTCGTCACTAGCTACGTACGCCACGGCGTACTTGTCGTGCCCGAGTGCCTTGGCATACAGCATTGACTGCAGGCGGTGCCCAAGAGATGCCCCCTCCTTCTGCTTGTATTTGAACTGAGCGTTTGTAATGCTCTTGACTTCGATTGGGTAGTCAAGAACTAGGTCTGCGAACCCTGGCACTCCCCGGTATACGACTGGTACCTGCATCTTGTCTGGTGCTGGAGCCAACCACTTCATTATCCTATCCTCAACATCACTGCCACGCGCGAACTTTCTTAGGGTGTATTCGTCAAGCGGTTTTGTTGGGATTTTGTAGTAATGGAGCATCTGCCACTGCAGGGGTTGCCCCAACCGTGAGGCCGCCAAGCGTCCGCTCGGCTCCTTGTCAACCCTGTCTGCGAGCACCTTTGACGCAATTAACTCTTCTATAATTGGATTTATTTTCACGGTGAAACTTTTACTCCGTTAAGCGTCAAGTCGAACTCTTTCTCCTCTTTCACCTCAACGAAGTAGAATACCTCGTTGGCGTGTTCACTCAGCTTGTCCATATCCCGATACTTCTGAACTTCAAGGTCTCTGTATGTGTGTTTTGTCTTCAATCCCTTCATTTCTGACAGCATCTTTGTTATTGCTACGTACCATATGCCGGTATCCTTATTCGGGGTACACAGCTTCCACGTCTTCATTTCGTGCTGTTCTACTTGCTCTCTAATCTGCCACCCGATTATCTTTTTGTGTGGCTCGTAGTACATACGTACGAACTTACCACTCATTCCAGTCTCTCTGATAACGGTTTTCCCGAACGTGATTCTCCCCCACTTCATTGATACGGCAACAGTCGGTGCTGGGTTTTTGTCGATTTTCTTTCCCCTCACTTGCCTGTACGGAGTGAAGTGAATCCTCTGCCGTGTTTCTTTTATCATACCGTTACTATTACGAACCCTCTCTTCCTACCTGCAAGGGGCTGATGACGCTACCATCAGGCTCCTTTTTGATGGGGCTTTTTGTCACCTTATTAAGAAGCATGAGTGTCTGGCCCCAGCCGATGACAGCTTCCTCTAGTTTATTGCGGTACATCTTTCTCATTGGCACCACAATAAGAAGGTGCGTAGTAATGTAACCAATAGAAAAACCGATTACACCGACAGCTAAATAGGTAATCATATTTATTCTATAACCTCCTCTAATAATTCTCGCTCCATCGACTTGGCCTCGAGTGTGAAACCTGCGTCGCGAGTGTCACCTATAATATCCCGCGCGAGCTCTAAGTCTCCGCTCGCTAGTGCTTGGCTAAAGTTCTCGTATGCTGACTCCAGCCATCGTGAGTTCTGTGCTGTTGACATTTTAGTGCTTTTAACTTTTTATAATTTTCCCTGCGTTCGAACCCCCACATCATGTACGCCTTGGGAGTAGTACATGGTGTGCTCCAACGGGGGTTCGAACGCAAGGCCCAAGGCCTATGCGCGAGACTTAGTCTCACTACAGAGTGACTGTCGCGAGGCCCAGCGTGGCGTCATGCGCCTAACCATACCTCCGGTGTCGTCTGCTAATTACGAGTATATACTATGCGCGCCGACGTGCATAGAGGGGTATGACGTGGTACCTGGGGATAAGCGTCCACAGGTGCGCCGTCGCGCTTTTTTCTGAAATGGTGTATTGTCCTTAGTATATGGACGTATCCGAATTGGGCAGGAGGGGAGCATTAGCCACCAACAAACTCCTGACCCCAGAAAAAAGAAGGAAGGCAGCTCTAAAGGGGTGGCGACTACGGAAGAGACGATTAAAGGAGATTAGTAGTAAATAATTATAAGATGATAAAAAACTACCGCGAAGGAATTGGAATTATTACACCGTTTGTACTGGAGGGCAACAATTTTGTGTTCATCTCGTTGGGTATTCACTATCACAGTGACGACGAAGAGGGCGCGCATGAGGAAGAGTGTTCGTTTAGGTGGGGAGTGTACGCAACGTTCGCAAATGTGCGTTTCGGAATTGGTTGGGTAAGGAAATACTCATGAGTGTCATCCAGTACGCGAACTCAATTGAAGACGTGGACGTTATACCAACAGGTCTGTTTCTAGACAACCTAACAGGTATTGGCGGAGTGCCAAGAGGAGTCATCACAGAAATATTCGGGGACGAAAGTATTGGGAAGAGTTCTGTTTGCCTTCAGTTGGTGGCCAGTGCTCAGAAAATAGGCCTTCGATGCTTGTGGGCTGACGTCGAGTGGAGCTTTAGTCCTACGTACGCAGAGTCACTTGGTGTCGATAATAGCAAACTCGGTTTAATTAGAGAGCGGTTCGCGGAAGCTACTTTGGATGCTATTGAGGAGGCGGTAGATAGCGGTAAGTGGGACTTGGTGATACTTGATTCTGTTGGTGGTATATTACCTCGGGCCGAAGCGGAAAAGGGTGCCGAGGGAAAAACCATTGGGGGGCAGGCCGGGCTAGTCGCAAAGTTCTGTCGAAAGATAGTCCCGCTACTCAGAATTCATAATGTCGCACTTGTTGTCATCAACCACTCGTTTATAGACATTATGTCAGGGAAGCTTCTCACGTCTGGCGGGAAGAAGCTCGGGTACCACAAGTCACTATCTATTCGCCTAAAGCAGAAGCAGGGCGTTAGCGTTAAGCAGGGCGATAGGAAGGTGGGTAAGGTCGTAATCGGGGAGGTGCGCAAGAACAAGATGGCCGGGACGGAGGGTTTAGAACTAGATGGGACGCTAGTGTTTGGTGCCGGGTTTAGCGCGAGTGCCGATTTGCTAGGAATAGCCATCGATAAGGGCGTTATCTACAAAAAGGGTAATACCTACTACTTCGGTACAGAAAAACTCGGAATCGGGGTGAATCGCGTTAGAAAAGCACTCGAGGTCGACCCAATACTGTCTGATAGGGTTAAGCTGGCCGTCTCAATGGTATGAAAAAGTGCCCCAGATGTACTGGCCACAACATAGTCAGCGTCCAGTATCTCGACGGAAAAAATAAGCACGACGGTATTAGTGAGTGGAAGTGCTATGATTGTGGGTATAGGCGGGGGAGGTGGTGCGGTAAGGAATTACACGATAGCGAGGAGGAGCCGATTCTGTGTTCAGGACGCGCACATCCTCGTATTATTAAGCTATAGTAGTTATGTTTGGTGATATAGAGAAATTCCTCAAGAAGTTTCATTTAACAGTGAAAGATGTGTCTGGGTTCACTTGGGCTGGCCTAAACGCCCCAAGCGATTTCCCAGCACAAGCGCAGAGACTGCCGGTAAAAGATTCTCCTGGATGGAAGAGGCGCGTCAAGTTGCTTAAAAAACAGGAGGGGGTGTGTGCATACTGCGATAAAAAGTTTGATGAAAACAATACCCCCACAGTAGACCATATAATTCCAAAAAGTAAGGGGGGAAGTTATCGGTTGGATAACCTTGTCCTTGTATGCAGTAACTGTAATACACTGAAAGGAAATCTGACCTCATACCACGAGGCAAAAGCTCGAGCTGTTGTCTTTATGAAATTCGTAGAGCGTCTACGTGATAAGGGATATCTACGTGATTAGACGTAACGCAGTAAAGATACCCGAGGATTGGGTTGTGTGCCCTGCGTGCGATAGGCACTACTCATTCATTCGTTGCCGAGTAACGAGTGGCGGTAAGAATAGATGCCTGAGGTGTCATATAGAATATAAAAATGCGCTCAAGCAAGAAAACCAAACAAGAGAGGAGGGAGGATATAAAACGCAACCAAGGGAAAATGGTGGTGCGGGGTCGGAGCATATTCACCCTGGCTCGTCTCAGGTGGGATAAATAGTTTTCCCCAGGTGGCGTGTCCGTGGTAGATGGTGGGTGTGGTAGTATGTTGCTACCTCGTGTGGGGTGACCGGAAAAACGCCGACCAAATTTCTGGAAACCCCATTGTGACGGCGGTTCAGTAAACAAAGTAGGTGGACGCACCGAAACGAATACTGAACTCCGGTCAGAGTGGGGTTTTGTATTTATATGGCCCAGAGAAGAATGTTTTCACCAGCGATAGTGTGTAGTGATGCTTTCTTAGACATGCCGATGTCCTCACAGGCACTATACTATTGTCTAGGAATGTACGCTGATGATGATGGCTTTATAAATCCTAGAAAGATAATGAGGATGTTGGGGGCGTCTGAGGATGATTTGAAGATACTACTGGCGAAACGTTTCCTATTGCCGTTTAACGACGGGGTGGTGGTAATAAAGCACTGGAGGGTGAACAATCTGGTGAGAAAGGATTGGTACCGTCCTACGATTTACGGTGATAATAAAAAACAACTATTTGTTAAAGATAATGGTGCTTATACGCTAGATTTTGAGCAAGGGAAACCACTCGTTAACGAACCGTTACCGAGTTCGTTAACGCAGATCAGGATAGATCAGGACAAGACAATTGCAACGCAAGCGTTGCCTATAGTTGTAGAGAAGGACGAAATAATTAAACCCAAACGTACAACACCCGTATGCGAGAAGGTGTTTTCGATTTTTAAGAGTGAACTGGGCATTTACCCCCTCAGCTGGAAAACTAACCGGGCACAACGCCAAAGTGCCGAGAACCTAATGGAAGAACGGGGTGAAGAGCAAATACGGAAAGCGTTGGAGGTGTATAAGGAGCTAAAGGACGAACAGCACTGCCCTCAGATATTGTCACCGTGGGACTTAGATACTAAGTGGTCAAAGCTATTTGCCTTCAAAAAGAAACATGGAAATTGATGACATAATCAAAAAAATAGACGAGGAACGTAAGCGAGCTGAGACGGAGGTGTCCTCCCAGGAGGGGCTTTTGCGCCTACAGGAAGTCGCGAAGAACTATGACGGCGAATATAAGCTCATTTGGTCGGACGAACTCCTTACGGAGATACTTAGTCGCCCCAAAAAGTCCGTACACCAGACAGGGATACCCGAATTCGACGAGATAATAGGCGGATTCCGCGAGCAACAGGTAATAACGGTGTCGGCCCACTCCAAGCATGGAAAAACTAGCTTTGGGGTGTTTCTGTTAGAAAGAATGGCTACCCTGAACCCGGTTATGATACCACTCGAGCAGAGCAACGAGGAAATCGTGGAACAACGAAACGAGAACGGGTATTCGATTCCGAGATTTCTGTCACCGGCCCGGCTTTCTGCAAAAGTCACCACCGATTGGATAGAACAGCGAGTAATCGAGGGTATAGCGAAATACAACACGAAGTTTGTCCTTATCGACCATCTGGGGTATATAGATAGTTACGGCACTGACGGAAAGTTTCACCGTGAAAACCTGGCGTTCCGAATTGGAGAAGTGATGCGCGAACTAAAAAACATAGCCAAGCGTTGGAATGTCGTCATAGTTTTACTGTGTCACATTAGCCAAAAAGATGAGAGTAACCCCCCAACACTTGAGGATATAAAAAATTCGTCCGACATACTTCAGGAGAGTGACATGGTGGTTATGCTTTGGAGGAAGAATGCACAAAAGAAAAAGGTTCGTATATACGAAAATAAGACATTGGTGTCTGTGATGGCTAACCGTCGAACTGGGCGTAACGGCAACATCGGCTTGGCGTTTAACACTAAGACAGGATTATACGAGAGTGACAACGACTGGGTTCGTGACATGGAAGAGATTGCGAAAACAGAAATAAAAGCTGACGACGAGATTTTTTAATATGCTGGCATCACCCTCAAAAAACGATGATTTAGAAACGTATGTTGTTCTAGCAGACCTGACTAGTATGGCGTTCCAGTTGTATAAAAGGACGGGAAACGAGGAAACACTAAAGCACGCTATAGAATTAAAAGAAGGTCTAGATAGATTAAAAAACCGCATAGACACGCATGATTACACGCATGACGACGAGGTATTTGAGCGTATCCACAGGTATAACCACCGTCACCCTGGTTCTTTCACAAGTGAAAGTGTATAGTGTGAGAGTAAAAGATTAAGTAGAAAAGCACTATGGCTAAGAAATTCAAGTGGGTGGTCGAGTTTACAGTAGACGAGTGTTGGGTCGCTGATGGGTTCGAAATGACGGACGAGAGTGCTCACCTGATGATACAAAATGTCCTGAAGTTTGCGTATCCGTCAGAAACCAGCGCAAGAGTTATAAAGTCCCCGGACAAATGTGAAATACGTAAGGCGCAGGGATACCATGACTAAAGAAGCTCACGAAAACAGGAACGCTATCGAAGGTATTCGCCAACGCTTAAATGTTGGGGCGATTACCTACGACGAGGCAAAAGCGGAGGCACAACCGACTATAGACCGTATGAACGAGGTGGCGTACCAAATAGCAGACGACTTCGGTACGACACACACTCCGTTCACCTTTAGCAGTTTAATGCACTAGATATGGACGAGCCGACAGTACAGGAGCTTGCAGAGATTGAATTAAAGGCACAGGAACGTATAGAAATAAGAAAAATGTATGATTAAAAATGTATTAGACGTAGCGTACGCACTGATGACGATTGCCCTGTTTATCTTGTGCGTGGACTTTGTGTTTTTCACACTGTGGTTATTTAGTGGTCAGACACCGGTCGATAACTTTTATTTCGGTACAATAACAGCACACGCATTACAATGGCTGATATCCCTAGTGAGCTAGAACACGCAGGCAATCTAGACAATGTTCAAGCAGATGTGAATCTCTTCGGAGAAGAGATACCCCGAATGGGGGTGATGGATAGGGTTGGGTTTGCTCCCATAAGTATTTGGAAGCCGGATTGGAAGACCGTAAGAGAATTGAAGGAGTGGGTTGGGGATGCAGGTCAGAGCAGGGAACTACAGGGTAAGGCGATGGCTCTGATGGGTAGTAAGTACACCACAAGCATATTTAACCCCCACCTTGCTCAGATGATACTATCTGCGTACGTACCTGAAAAGAGTAGGGTGTACGACCCGTTCGCAGGGGGAGGTACACGAGGGTTCGTAGCTAGTGCGATGGGTCACACATACACAGGGGTAGAAATACGCCAGAACGAAGTTGACAGACTAATTGAGCGTCAAAAGGAGCTCGGGGTGGAGTTCACTATTACGTGCGCTGACAGCCAATTCTATCCCATTGACGAGGGGGTATACGATTTCGCCTATACCTGCCCCCCATACTACGACCTGGAAGTCTATTCCCCACTAGAGGGAGACATGAGCAACGTAGCAACGTACGAGGAGTTCCTTGCTATGCTTAAAAACAGCATTGAGGTGACATACCGGGGACTAAAACCGGGTGCCTTGTTCATAATGGTAGTCGGGAACTTCAGGGATAAGAAAGGCAATCTTCGTCACTTTAATGGTGATGTGATACGTCTTGGTAAGGAGGTTGGATTTACGCTACATGACGAGCTAATCTTTTGGGGCGCAAGCGACCAGGCGTACCAACGTTTGGGGCAATTTGTAGCCAACAGACGGAGCGTTCGGGTGCATGAGTATATTGTTATATTTAAGAAATCATAGACATGAGACCAACGGACTACGTACGAGAGACTATTGACCTGGTTAAGCAGATAGAAACGCGCTTCCTTGAGCTAGGGTCGCGGTTGTACCGTATTAGAGAGGAGAAATTGTGGGCTGATAGCTACGACAGTTTCCAAGAGTTCCTGGACGTTGCACATATAAACCCCGGGCACGCCTCTATTCTGGCTAGCATACACAAGCATTATGTAATTGACGGCGGTAAGAAGCAGGAAGCACTAGCTGGCATCGGGTACAGTAACCTGTACGAAGCTATACCGCTCATTGAAAAAGATGGTATTGATGTGGCAGTAGTTAAAGCGGAGACACTCACCCGGGCGGAAATTAAAGACGAAGTCAGAGACAAGGAACACGGCGTACATGAACACAAACTTGGTGATGAGAGGTGGGGTAAGTGTGAGGTGTGCGGTAAGTTCGAACGAGTATGATATTCAGATGTTATTTTTGCAAGAACGACATTGAGGCCGATAAACAGCCCGAAAGGTGCCCCTGTTGTAATAGTACATTCGTAAATGAGCAACGAAATACCCCCCAAGGTTGACATCGACCTATTCGGCAACGAAGTGCCAGTAGATGTTCTATTGCGCGACAAGTTCATAGAACCACCGTTTTCTGTCTTAGATACAAAACATGGGAATTGGCAACAAAGAAAGCGTCGATGGAGCGAGGTCGGTATCAGGAGTGAGATTGGTAGAAGTGCGCCAGTCATTACTCTGTCAACACAGAGTTCGGATGATATAAAAGATTTGTCAGTCGAGTACACGAGCATATTCGACCCAGCCCTGTGTGAACTGATGTATCATTGGTTCGCCCCGAGCGGTGGGACAGTATTAGACCCCTTTGCTGGTGGCTCGGTACGAGGAATCGTAGCTAACTACCTTGGGTATAGGTATACAGGCATCGAATTGCGTGAGGAACAGGTAATTAGTAATGAAGAACAGGGTGAAGAGATATTAAAAGGCAACTCCCCAAGATGGATATGTGGAGATAGTGATGTCGTGCTAGACACCCTAGACGGTGAGTATGATATGGTATTTAGCTGTCCGCCGTATGCAGACCTTGAGGTGTACTCTGATTTGCCTGAAGACCTATCTACTATGGAATATCCAAGATTCCTAGAAAAATACCGCTCTATAATAGGCAAGACAGTACAACGCTTGGCCCCCGGCGGATATGCTGTATTCGTTGTTGGCGAAGTGCGTGACAAAGACGGTTTCTATTACGACTTTGTCGGTGATACTAAAAGGGCCTTTATAGATGTCGGGGCGAAGCTATACAATGATGCTGTCCTGTTGAATTCGATAGCGAGCGCGTCTATGCGAACTAAGCACTTCGAAAAAAGCAGGAAGCTCGTAAAGATACACCAAAATGTCCTTGTCTTCAAAAAAACCTAGCAAAACAGAAGTACTGCGTAGCTATGGGATATATAATCATTCTGGTTTTGATTGGCTACGGTACAAGAACCCCCCAGAGAAGGGCATATACTGGTATCTGTTTAGTCAGTACATACGGAATAGGGATGTAGAGGCATACGGTACGTGTATCAGTTGTGGTAAGCCGATAACAGTTGACACCTGCGATGCAGGACACTTCATGCCAGCTAAAGATTGCGGACGAGACCTTTTATTCGACCCCGTGAATGTGAATGCGGAGTGTGGTAGTTGCAACGCTTTCGACGAGACACACCTGCTGGGGTATGCCGAGGGGCTAGATGCCCGGTACGGAGCTGGAACTGCGTTAAAATTGAGACAACGACGAGACGAGTATAGGAACAGTCCGGTTCCAATAAAGGACTGGAAAGCCCACGAGTACGCCGAGAAGATACGATCCTTACCAACTTATAAACACTCAGACTGCGACGGCGCGCAGTGATGGTGTATAATACGATTTAATATGTCCATGTCCGATTATCTGTTGCATATCTTGCGCCCACTCCTGAGGCATCCAGATAGCATCAGAGTAGTGCAAACACAAGACCAAATGGGTGTCCTCCTTACTGTAGATGTGAGTAGGGAAGATATGGGTATTATTATTGGTAAGGGTGGTGAAACTGCCAAAGCTGTGCGTCATTTGGTGCGTATCGCCGGTATAAATAGTGACGCGCGGGTTAGTATTAAGATAAACGAGCCGGAAGGTTCTGGTTATAAAGCTAAGAAATAGTCATGTCAGAAGAAAAAACAGAGACAACACAAGAGACACCAGTAGAGAAGACGCAGGCAGACAGGGAGGCGTTTATTAAAGAGTACGGTGAACTCGTTACCAAGCATGGCTTCGACTTCGCCAGTTACCCGGTGTGGGTACCAGATGGCTCTGGTGGGTTTAAGACCATGATTCAGTCGACACCGGTTGATATTTCTAAACAACCGCAAAAGAGTCCATTTGTAGCTAAGGAGGAATAATATGGGTTTTTGGCAACGACTATGGGGACTATTCACCCCGCCAGATGATGTGAAGATTCAGCCAGTTGTAGAGAAGACTGGCGAACAGGTAATAGCGGAACACGTATTCGGAAAGAATGTAACAGTCGGCAAACCGATAGGACAGGCAACGATTGTACCTGATGACCAAGTAGACATATTCCCCAGTGAAACTAACGAAGAAGAGCCACATGATAAAACCAGTCAATGACCATCTGCTGATAGAACCAGTGCCCCGTGATAGTTTCATGGCGTCTGTAACAGAGCGATATCAGGAAATAGGTACTGTTATAGATAACTCAGCCCTCTCCCACCCGCCACCGGGTACTCGCGTATACTTTGACGCATGGTTGGCTAAAAAGTACCCAAAGGAGGGTTCAGAGACTGAGTTTTATTGGCTCGTCAAATACGAGGACGTAACAGCAGTAGAAAATGCTGAACAAGAACCGGTATCAGAACTCGATTTGCAAGAATAATTACCTGCACGACTACCGAAAAGTCGATGACACACCACGGGGGACACTAGAGCGGTGCATTAGGTGTGGTAAGAAATTACACGTACCTAACGATATGCCAAACAACGTATTTTTGAGTCACCACGTTAGAAGCGCATTACAAGAGGGTGAACCACTGTTTGAACGAGAATATGAAAGATAATCTTCATTTTGACGCACAAGAAAAACTGAATACCGGCATTAAAAAGGTTGCTCGCGCCGTAGGGGTGACAATGGGTACGGGCGGGAGCAACGCCATAATTGAAGCCATAGAGTCCCCAGGACACATAATGACGAATGACGGGTACTCTATTGCAAGTGCGATACACCTAGCTGACCCAATAGAGAACATGGGGCGCAATATGCTACTCGAGGCCATCAGTAGGGCCAATAAGAACAGTGGTGACGGCTCGTCTACTACGTGCGTACTCACCTCCGCCATAATTGAAGAGGGATTAAAATACACGAAAGACAATCACCCAATGGACGTTAAGCGTTCACTCGAGGAGTGTCTTCCTTTAATTGAAAAGGCACTAGACGACCAGACTAGACACGTAAGCACAGAAGATATTGCGCTTGAGCAGGTAGCTACGGTAAGTGCGGAAGACGAAGAAATAGGTAAACGAATAGCCGACATATACCGTCAGATAGGCCCCAAGGGTATTATTCATTGGGATATAAGCAAAACCACAGAAGATAGCTATACTATCGGAAGCGGTATTACAGTCGATGGTGCGACATACATCAGTCCGTATATGTGTGACGCAACGGAAGCGGGGCAGAATACTAATCGGGTTCGTATTAAGAACCCCCGCATACTAATCACAAGGCAAAAGATTGCCAGTGCGTCGGACTTTAATGTGATAGCACAGGCTCTGAACGATAAGGAGATAAAGGACTTAGTGGTTTTTGCCGACGAGGTAGAACCACTCGTAGTCCCAGACCTGATTCGTACGAGAGCTATGAGGGGCTTCCGTATAGTAGTGGTAAAGATGCCAGTATTATGGAAAGATTGGTGGTACGAAGACCTTCAGAAAGCCACAGGTGCTAAGGTGGTAGACCCGACTGTTGGGCTTCCAATGAAGAATGTCACACTTGAACATCTGGGGACTGTCGGGAATATAGAAATAACCAAGGACGATACACATCTAGACGGTATAGCTGATGTGTCAGAGTACGTAGCTTCATTAGAGGCCGACGCGACAGACGACAGTAGACTACGTGCGTCACGCTTAAACACAAAGACGGCCCGGTACTATGTGGGTGCCCACAGTGATAGCGCGTTAAGCTACCGCAGACTAAAGGTAGAGGACGCTATTGGGGCTACGTATCAGGCATTAAATGGTGGTATCGTCGCCGGAGGCGGTATTGCTCTGCGTAATGCGTCATTACACCTACCAGAGACTGCTGGGGGTAAAATACTTGGTGTGGCTCTGAAGACACCGTTCCATGTCATATTGCACAATGCCGGTGTGATGCCAGAAATGGTACACCTTGAGGGCTTTGGTTCAGCCGGTATTGACACCCGCTCGCGCAACATGGTAGACATGTTCGATGCTGGTGTGGTAGACCCTAAGAATGTGGTGCTTAATGCGGTGAAGAACGCCATCAGCGTATCAGCAACGGTTATTACTGCCCCGACAATAGTAACCCTCCCTAGAGAAGAGGAGGTGGACCCACTTTCACAGCGAAACTTAATTACTAGGTAATATGGAAGACTTCAAACTACGTGGTAAATGTTTAGGATGTAGAAAGACACGATGGTTCGTGCGTAAGCGTAGGGTATCTACCCCAATAGGTACGGTAACGAGCCAAGGATTAATATGCTCGACGTGTTATAGTAAATTACTAGGTGCGCTTAATACGACACACAATGGGACGAAAACCAAGAAAGACAGCGAGTAAGGAGGTAGACTTTAACCCGCACACCAACCAGGACGTCATTAGTATTGTGAAACAACCAGACGGAAACTACATAGGATACATGACGAAATTCGGTAAGCACATAGAAGTCCGCCAAGGAGACCCAGGCACAGTGTTACAACTGCTAATAACACATGAGTAAGCGTCTAACACACAAGGAAAAAGGTTTCGTCGCGGACATAGTTAGGGGTGAGCCGGGTGTTCGAGCAGCCCTTAACAACTACGAGACAGACGACTACCACACAGCAGGAGTAATCGCGCATGAGAACCTTAAAAAACCTAAAATACAAGACGCTATACAGGAAGCTCTACCAGATGAGATTTTAGCCGAGATACATAGGGAAGGTTTATATGCTACTAAGGAAGTTTGGAAGAATAATAATGAGACTGGTGAGGTGGAACATGTGAGCGACGAGGCAGACTTCTCAGTGCGAGCTAAATATCTAGACATGGCCTATAAGCTCAAGGGTAAGTATGCACCCGAGAAGCACGTAAACCTGAACATAAAAGCAGAACCAAGCGCAAAGCTCAAAAAGCTCACTAAGATACTAAATGAGTGAAACACTCATAATAGATGGAGAAGAGTATACCCCGGAGGAAATAGTTGAGGCTGCCAACCTCATGCCCTATACATGGGTGCTTCAAAACGAGATTAAAAACGAGGTAGGCACACCAATAGATTTCGACAAACGCCCTTTCTTAAAGGCGATATACAACGACCTCTCACCTAATCAGGTTTTTCTAAAGCCACCGCAGATAGGTGCTACCGTCATGAACACACTGAAGTCCCTGTGGGTGGCTAAACAGCTGGGACGTCAAATAATCTACACGCTACCAACACAGGGTGACGTACAGGACATGGT